AAAATTGAGCTTGCTAAGTTCTGCCGCGATCTGGGCCGCCGTCATTGGCGGCCTTTCCGTCGGCATGAAATCATCTTCCTTTGGCGTTCGCCCTCGCCCGCAGTGCGGTGCCAGAACTGCTGCCGTGATCCTCGCCGTCTGCCGCCACTCGCCTCCCAAGGGATTCACGTACCTGTGAAACGCCAGCCACCGCTTGTATTCGGCCAGGTCCATTCGCTCGCCGAGTTCCCGCACCGTCATTCCAAGGTGACCGGCCAACAGCAGCGGGAATGCGTCCAGCGGCCGGTCAATCAGTTTTTTCCAATCTCCTCAATTTCTTTCTCGTCCAGTTCGTTGTGCTTTTGAGCGATCTTGAACAGCCGAGCCCCCACCGTTCCGCTAATTCGCTTCAGCTGGTCGCCCGTAAAAATCTCCTGCCCGTTCTCGTCCACCAAGCACTTCGACAGGTAGCGGGTGCGGTAGTCGTCCACGCCCTCGCCCTTGCTTCGCAGGCACGCAAGCTCCCACGCCTGCAGCTCGCCGAGCGGCAGCGTGCGAATGAACACGACACGATCCCACTCAGGGACGTGCACGCGGACCAGCTGGCCCTTGTCCGCTGCCAAGATGTCATCGGCCAAGCTCATCTCACGCTCCTACCTTAAAAGTGACGCTGTAAGTTTGCAGTTCGCCAACGCTCGCGCTCCAAGCAAGACTTTCAAAGATCGCCTTGGAAAAGGAGAACGACACGCCGGGGCCACTAATGGATAACGCAGCCGTCGAGCCAACGCTTGTGCTGCTCATGCCAGCAGCGCCGCGAGCCGTGACCGTCACTGTGCCCAGGTCTACGTCTGCGGCCGAGAACGCCTTGTGGCGATCTGTGGAAGTTCTTGGCGTGACTTCCACCGTGTCAGCGGCAATGCCATCAACAGACACCGAGACAACTTCGCCCAGGGCCACAGAGCCCCAAGTGATTGTCGCGCCCTGCGCTACGTTAGCCACGACGGCCTCCCGTCGAGCTTAAGCCACCTTGAACGTCAGCGACTGCTTGACGAGCTCGCCGACGCTGTAGGCCACGCTGGAACTTGATACGGTCGCCGTGTAGTTGACGGTCGCAAACGACAGCGAGCCGGAAGTTCCGATCTGCACGACGGTCGAACCCAGAGCTTCGACACTGATTTCGTTGTCCTTCAGTGCGGGAGCCTGGTACAGCCGGTTGGCACCGCTCGCCTGGCCGATGTGCGACTGATCGAGCAGGTCGCCGCCGGGCGTCACGGTGACGCTGGTGACGGTGTAGGTGCTGCCGGAAAAGACGAAAGTATTGCCCTGCGAGTCGGCGGCCATTTGGCGTATCTCCTAGTGGATTGTGGGCGGGTAGCCCTAACCCAAAACTAGGCGACGGCTGGCGAAGCCTTGCAGTTAGGCCCGGCCCTTGTTGGCACGTGCTGCCATGTATCTCGGCAACTGCTTAAGCGCCTTGTCGTAGGCTGTTTTCATTTCCGTGGCCAAAAGCCCTGCAACCTGAGATTCCGACGCCTGCCACGCTTGACGGACAATCGGCCGGGCTGGCATTCGGCCGCGGCTGGCCTTGGATTTGGTAAACCGCTGTTGCGATCCGTACTCCACCAGAAACTGATGCTGCGTCTTGTCTGACGCTTTGTTTCGCCGCCTGACGCCTTCTTTGGGCGGGCCCTTAGAATTGGGTTTCCGAAACCCGACGATCGCAACAGCTGCGCCGCTTTGTGGGTAGCGATTTGCCTTGGTGGCAATTCCTCGCCGCAGGTTTCCGGTCGGGCCAACTGGGGTAATTGCCTTCAACGCAGATTCGGCCGGCTTCATGGCTCGCTTCACGCCAGCGCCAATAGATGCCGCTGCCAGCGATTTCGGCAGCTGGCGAAACTTCTCCGCAAGCCCCGGAATATCTGGGAAATCAAACGTTATGCCGACGGGACGAGCCATCACGTAGCCTCGTTAATGCGGAATTCAAACGACTGCTGCACGTTGTAGTAGGGCAGCATCTGGTCATCGGCCGGCATGTCCACGCCGTCAGCTTCGCTCACCAGCGTTGTCCTCTGGATCGTCACGCCTGCCGTGGTGCCGGTCCAGCCGTCAACCGCCAGGCGGACCGCTCGAGCAATCGACTTTACGGACGTGTACGAGGTGCCGTAGGTGGTCAGCTGCATGGTCACCACGGGATTGCCGACGTTGCCGGCGAGCGACTGCGGACGCTCGACGGCCGTCCGCTGAAACACAACCAGCGGCAGCGGAGTGCCAGTAGGAGCCAGCAGCGGGTACACCCGAGAGCCGATGTATTGGCTCACGGCCGTCTGGCTGGTCAGACGCTGAAAAAGAAACGCTTCTGGGGCTTCTGGAAAGCTCATGTGGCGGCCTTCTCCGTGCAGATCAATTCCATGTACCAGCCGCGTTCGTATTCGTTGATGGCACCGATTTCGAGCGTGCGGGATCCTGCATACAAAATGCGCATGGCGGGCTTCACGCCTGCCAACGCGCGGATTGTCACCTTGTGCCCAGTAAATCCGACGATCTGGCCATACCGCTCGGCCTCCCGGCCCGAGAGCGCCGACACGTCTGCCCACACAGTGGCGAACGTAGACCACGAAAGCGAGACTTCGCCAACCGCGTTTCTCGTTTCGGTCGCCTGCTCAATCACGATTCGGTCTGTTAGTCTGCCGGCGTCGATCATCGGTACGATCCCCAGCGGATGGTGTCGAGCAAGGCCTTGGTGCCCATCGGCACTTCCGTAAGCGCCGCCTCGGCCGCCATCTCGCGGTTACGCCACAGATGGGCCACCAGCATCAAAATGGCCGACTTAACCGGGGCGGGCACGCTGGTGCCGTCTGCTGAGTAGCCGGCCCACCATGTCACCGTCACGCTGTTCTGGTCTACAAGGTGGCTGGGCCACGTGCGGCCGTATAGCGGGCGACAGACGCCTGGCGTGGCCTGCCGGTCCACCCGGTACTCAGTGGCGTCCAGCGTGGCCGTGGTGCCGCTCACGGCGGGCGTGTACGTGATTGTGACGCTTGTGGCGGTGCCCGTGGCCACCATCGGCGGGCGGGGCAACTCCAGATCGAGCTGCGGCACCGTTCCCTGGCGGCCCTCGATGTTGTTGCCGTCAGCCTTCAGCCCAAACTGCACTGGGCTGCCGATGGCCCCGTAGAACGAGTCCGCCCTCATCTGCCATTGCGTGTGACAGAAAGTACGGTCGCAGTAGTCCTCGGCCCAGCGGGTGGCGGCCGTGATGAGGTTGGCAATCAGCGTGTCATCGTCGGTGTTGTCGATACGCAGGTGCAGCTTCGCCTCGGCCAGCGTCACCGGGTTGCTGGCGGGCTCTGCGGCACGAACGAGACTGCGATACCTCATCGGCGCTTTCTCCGTCTTGGTGCGTCGGCTGTTTCAACGTCTCGCCGCTCAACTGCTGCCACCTCGAGCAGCTGCTGATCCTCAACGTGCTCGGTCGCGTAGCCGTGAAGAATCAAGCTCTTCGCCGGCCCGCGATCCATCACGAGCACGTCATTCCTGCGGTACGCCTGGTAGGGCCGGACGAACCGGATCTTCAACTGGTCAGTTTTCATGCGCTCGCCTCCCCGTGCTCGATGCTTCCCCACGCTTCGGCCGGGCGGCGCCCGCCTTGGTTCCAGTAGTTGCTGGGCGATTGATAGACGGGCTTGAGATCCCGGCCCGGCCACGTGAACTTGAGCTCGGCGTGGCCGATGGCCACCTGCGGGGCAATCCCAAGCGTGTTGCCGGCGGCCTTAAACGCCTTCCAGAAATGAATGTCTGGGTCCACCCGCGTCGGCTCACCTTCAGGGGCATCTCCCCAGTGCCCATCCGGCCGCGGCGTCCCCAGGAACCACGGGGCCGGCGTCCGCTTGATAGCGGCAGAGCGAATGAGCGTGCACCCAAAGTGGGCCGTGTCCACGGGTTGCACCACGGACTCAAACCATGAATTGGGCAACTGCACCATGCCGATGGTGCCGCCGTGCCCCTCGGGCGTAAACATCGGCACGCCCTCGTCTCTTTTGGTCTGCAGCGGAGCCACGGCGTCGTAGCCGCTGACCATAGCCGCCGTCATCAACCGCTGGATCGTGTCGGCTTCGTATACGGAATCGAAATCAACAACCAGAATCCAATCCGTCCGCTCAAGCATGTCCAGAAGGACACGATCCAAACATTGTTCCCAAAATGCCCCGGTGAACTTTGTTGGGCGAATGCCGAGCGGCAGCAGGCTCTGCATTGTGCAGAAGAAGTTGTCCTGAAACCCGAGCCGGGGCACGCTAAAAGCGGCCTCGACTCTCAGATCGTGCTCGACACTGCCGACACGGACTTTCACGAGTGGCTCCTGTGTAAACGCCAACGGGCGGCCGGGCGAACCCAGCCGCCCGCATGTGGGCGTTGTACTCGTCGTGTCCAGCGATCAGAGGCTGGCGACGTTGTTCACGCCCGCCTCGGTGGCCGTCGTGGCGTGCTGCTCGGCCTTGCTCAGCCGGGCGCTGGTCGCCACCGCAACCGTGTTGCCGGGGCTAGTCACGACCGTCAGGAAGCGCTTGCGGCCACGCAGATCGACGTTGAACCGGGCCACGGCACCGACGTTGCCAGTGGTCGAGCCGGCACCAGCCGTGACCGAAAGGCCCGTCACGTCCGCCTGGCCCGAGCCGCTAACGTCCGACTCCTGCACCTTGAGCACGCTGGCGTAGGCCGAGGTGGCAGCCGTAAACGGGCTGAAGATCACGTCGATGCTGGCGTACTTGAAGCCCGCCGTGTCGATCTCATGCGAATGCGTGGCATTCGCCGCAACGCTCGCAGCGGCCTTCGTCACCGACCGGGCACCACTGTGGTGATTCATCTGTCAGGTTCTCCAGGGAAGGGTGTCAGGGTTAGGCCAGCTTGAGCGCCACGACCGGGCCGGCTTCGCTGTTGGAGCCGAGCGAGTGCACGTTGATGTCGAGCCGCTGGATGGCGCGGAACGCCGTCTGGTCGGCCTCGAAGTACCGATCCGCCGACGTGGCCACCTGCATGTCGCTCTTGACCGCCATGATGCCAGCCAGCGACAGGTCGCCAACGTAGGCAGCGATGGTGCCCGTGGTCGGGGCAGCGGTCATCCTCAGCACCCACACGACCGGAAGGCCGAGGAACGTATTGGGAGTGCCCTGAGCAAGATTCGCCGCCGTGTTGCCACCGGACAGCGCACCGATGGAGCCCGAGCCGGCGGTGCCGCTCGACAGCATCATCCGCTGCACGCTGTTGTGGTACACGCTGGGGTGCATGTACCAAGCCGACGTGCCGATGGCGTACCGGGGCAGCTTGGCGAGGGCACCCAGATAATCGTCGATGTCCAGGGCCGCCACCGAGGTGTTGCCGCTGGCAGCCGACTGAATGGAAGCGGTGTGCGTGCCGTCGTCGATCTGGGCGAGGCCACGGATGCCGCCGAAGCTCGAGGTGCCCGTGCCGTTGAACGCCGCATCGTCAATGGCCGACGAAAGCGAGGTTGCGTACTCCTGAGCAAGCCAAGTCGCAACCGAGATGGCGTTGTCGGCCAGAAGCTCGTTGGAGACCTTCGTGGCACAGGCCAGCTTCTTGGCCACCAGCTGCACCATCGTCGCGGTCGGGTCGCTCGTCTGGATGGTCGAGTTCTCACCCAGCCAATACGAGGTCACGCCGGTCAGACGCTTTGGCACCAGCAGGGTGTCCGAAGACATGGTGACGTTCTGGAAAACGTTCATCGCCACGCCGAACTTCTCGACGAGCCGGATGATGGTGTTGCTGAAGTCCTCAAACACGAGCGCACCGCCGAGGCTGTTCACCTGGCCGCCCATGTCGCGGTACTCAGCGCCGAGGTGGTCCGAGCACCACTGACGGGCCTGACGATCACCGAAGTGAGCCTTGAGCCACTGGCCGCAGCGGTGGGCCACCTCGGGCGACTCAAACACGCCAGGCCGGTAGCCACGGGCGCTGACCGCCTCGATGCGGGTCTTGGCAGCCTCGACGGCCGGGGCCGCACGGTTCAGCGTCTTGAGAAGCTCGGCCTTCTTGGCCTCACGGGCCTCTTCCTTGGCGATCGCCGACTTGATGCGATCAGCCTTCGCAAGCAGGGCGTCGTACTTCGCCTGCCGAGCCTCAGTCGCCGCAAGGGCCGAACGCTGCCCCTCGTCGGCGGGCTTCTCGTCGCCTTCCATCGCCGTCTCTACGGGCTCCTCAGCTGCGTCCTCAAGCATCCCCAGCTCGGCGAGGGTCGCGGCGAGTTCGTCGAGAAGCTCTTTGACTTTGGTGGCGGCCATGCGTGTGGCTCCTGTGTGCGGTAGGTGGTGACCTATCCGCACCGTAGAGCCACGAGTGCCACTCCTTGCAGAACGCAGGGCGTGGCGTGAGTACCTAGTTAGGTACTGAGCGTCGGCGCACCTCGCACGACTTCACGACGTGCTTTGCCGTCTTGCGGCACGCTGGGCATCGCAGATAGCGAGTGCAGACTCCGCCCCTGTCCACCGACGCATACACGCCATAACGTGCCGCCCGGCACTCGCAAACATCACCCGACTTTGTGGCCATGCTGCCTCAGAAACCTACGGATCGCCTTCTCGGTCTTCGCGTCCCGTCGAAGAGCCGGCAGCTTCAGCGCCGGTCGGTGCGATTGTAGGAACCGCTCGTAGGAGCGAACCGCCACGCCGGTGGTGGCCTGCTCGTAGGCTGGCGTCAGCACGGGGGAAACGTCATAGACGCCTTCCACGGAAACGACGTTGCGAAGGGCCGTCCCGTCCTCGTCCTTGCCCCATGATTCCTCGCCGATCACGAAGGCGAAGCTTGAGCCCCACACGTCGCCGCGGGTGATAAGCGTGGACAAATCACGGCCCAGTTGCGTGTCTGGCACTTCCACCGAGTACCGCATGCCCTCGTCGTCGGTGTCCACCGTCAGCGTGCCGCTGCGAGTCGAGCCCAGCACGAAGTTGGGGTCGTGATTCCAGAGAGCCACGACGGGGTGAGACTGCTCTTTCAGGGCACGATTGAACGCCCCCGGCAGGATCTGTTCACGGAACGTGCCCAGCAGAGTGCTGCGGACGTTGTACTTGGCGGCATACCCGCCGATGTAAGCCTTGCCCGCCTCGCGGGTCTCCATCGTCAGCGGCAGGGCAACGCAGCGGCGTTCCAGTTCCATGGAGTTACTTCTTCTTGCGAGGTTTGCGAGATCGTGGCATCGGGCCGGCAGGCTTAACGGCGCCTTCCGGCGGCGTCTCTCCGTTGAGCAATTCGTCGGTGTACGAAACGGGCAGATTGTCGGCCGGTGCGGCCCCGCCAGCGTTGCCGACGCTGGCATCCGCAGCGATGCCCTGCATCGTGGTCAGGTTCATCTGCATGTACCGCTGGTCGCCCTCGGGGCCAATTGGGTTCATATTCAGAACCTCACGGCACTCGTTGACGCTGTAGATGCCGGTGGAGAGCATCGTCTGCAGCCACGCACTCTGAGCGGCTAAGTCGCCACGCAACAGGCCACGGGTGTCAAACTCAGCAAAATACACGTCATCCCGTACGACGAGATCGCGGGTGATGGCCGACTCCCAACGGCGGAACCACGGCAGCAGCGTCTGCTGCACCAAGTCGATGGCGGCCTGCTCCTGGCTGGCGTAGCCAACTTTCGTCTTGTCTTGGATGTAAGACGGGTCCACACGGTAGGCCCGGCATATCTCAATCGCCTGATACGCCCGCGACTCCAGAAACTGGCTGGATTCGTTCGTGCCTTGAACGTCCTTCCACTTCACGCCTTGCGGCAACACGGCCGTGCGGAAGGCTCGGTCAGCGCCTCTGTGTAACCGCTCAAACTGCTCACGCAGCCGCTCGGCCGTTTCCACCGTGATCGGGTTGTCGGACTCCATGAGCCCAGACAGCCGGCAGGCGTTGCCGAAGTAGGCACCGCCGTGGGCCTCCAGCGCCTGAGCCAGGCCGATGGCATCTCGGGCCAGCGTGATCGGCAGCATTCCCATGATGCCGTCCTGCGAAAGCCACCTCAGGTGAAAAATCTGGTCTTGGCGATAGGTCGTCTCGCCGCCGTTTTGCTCCCGGTAGCAATACCGCAGCGTGCCGTCCTCGAGCTGCTCCACCTTCATGCGCGACGGGTGCAGCGGCCACAGTTCCGACACGGCGCCAACGGCACCGCTGCGGATCTCGGCGTAAGCGTTGCCGTAGAGCAAAGCGTGAGCCGTCAGCATCTCCCGAAACTCAAAGCTCGTCTGCCAGCCGTTGGGCTGCTGGTTGAGGATGCGGTACAGCGGCAGATCGCGGGCTCGCTCCTTGCCGCCCTCGGGCAGCCGCCGGTACAGGTGGAGCGGGACCGTGGCGAGGTTCTCGGCGATGAGCCGCACGCAGGCCAGCACGGCCGAGCACTGCAGGGCCGTCTCGGGCGTGATGCGGACGCCGGCAGGGCCACGACTTGGCGACTCGCTCCAGCTGTCCCCGTACGAGCCACGCAAGTCGATGATGCGGTAGGACTTCTCGGGGCTCTCGATGGGGGCGATCATATCGTCACGATGTCCCAGTTTTGTTCAGTTGGCGCCGTGGCTGTCTGCCAAAGACCTATGGCCATCACGAGGCTCACGATCCCGTCAATTCGCTCGCTGCTCTTCTGCTTGCTGGGCTTTATGTTTCCTGCCGCCGAATCGCTCTGAATGGCCACGTTGGCAGCCTGCCAGCCGAGCACTGGGTGGCCACCGTGCAAAAGCTTTCCGCTCACAACCCAGTTTTCCAATTGCTTGCTGGGTGCTGAGAGCGAGGCATAGCCCTGCCGGAAGTTTTGCATAGGAAGCCCATCTCCTTGCAGTTGCTGGCCCAGCTGGGCAGCGTTCCACGGATCAAGTCCGATGCCACGCACTCGGTATTTCGTGCAAATGTTGTTGATGTCTCGCCGCAGCTGCTCGAAGTCCGTCACGTTTCCGTCTGTCGTGTGTAGATGTCCCTGCCGGTGCCACGTCAGGTATGGCACCTTGTCCCGCCGCTCTCGCAAAGATGCGTTCTCGCTAGGTATCCAGAAGTGCGGCTCCACCCAGAACGTGCCATCGTCGAGCGGGAACAGCAGCACAAGGGCCGTGGTATCGAACGTAGTGGCCAAGTCCAGGCCGGCAAAACACTCACGCCCGGCGAGATCAACTGGGCAGGCAGCGTTGCCCTGCGACCAGTGATCCATGCGCAGCCATCGCGTCTCCACCTCAACCCACTGATTCAGGTACAGCTGCCGGAAGGCAGATTCGTAAGCCGGCATTTCCACCGCCCTGGCACACTCGCTGCGGAGGAACTCGAGATTCACCGACACTCCGAGGTTTGGGTTAGCACGTGCCCATACGGCTTCGTCCTTCCAGTCTGCTTCGCTTGGGGCACTGAAGATCAGTGGCAGGAACGTCTCGTCTTGAACGACGCCGTCCCGCACAGTCTCGGCGTATTTCCACACCTCCCAGCACACGCTTCGGCGATCCCATCCGGCCGTTGTCAGCGCCACCGTTAGCGGGTTGCGGCGAGCGCCCTGGCCGCTAATCATTACCTCCCACATCTCTCGGTTGCTGACATGCAACTCATCGAACACCACGGCGTGGGGCGAAAGGCCGTGTTGAATTCCTGCCTCAGCAGATAGTGCTTTGTACGTGGCGTGGGTGGACTCTCTGACGATGGCGTTGCGGTACACCTTGAGGTGCCGCGACAGCGTCGGCGACTGCTCGACGGCGATCTTTGCGGTATCAAAGACCAGCCGCGCTTGATCTCTTGACGCAGCACACGAATAGACTTCTGCCCCTGGCTCTTGCTCCATCAGGCAGCGCAGAGCGATGCCTGCGGCCAAAGTCGATTTTCCGTTTTTGCGAGGCAGGGCCAGTAGCGATGTCCGCACGACTCGCCGGCCGTCACGCTCGCGGAACAGAGACCAGACGTATTGCTTCTGCCAGCGTTCAAGCACAAACGGCTTGCCGCCGAGCTCGCCCTTGGCGTGCGTCAGGTGCTTTTCAAAGAACCGCACGGCAATGCACGACGGGCAGTCATTGCACGGACTTTCAGCCGAACATCTTGCGGTCTTCGTCGTCTTCGATTGCTTGCGGCTTTTCGACATGCAGTGACGCTCTGGCCGACGGATTCAAGCCGAAGTCCTGCTCTAGTTGCCGCAGCTGCTGGGCAAGCTTGTGGGCAATTGCAACCTCTGGCCTCTGTGCGATGTACTTCACTTCCCCGCCGTCGTTCAGAATCGGGTACGTGTCGCCTTCCTTCTTGAGTTTGGCTCTTGTGGCAAGCCACCACTCGTAGGTGTCGCAATAGCGGGCCAGCGCTTCGATGTCGGCCCGAGTCATCACCCGCACGGCCTGAAGCATTGGCAGAAGTTCACGCCACCTAGCGGCGGCGACTTCGTCAAGATGACCAGGCATGACTACGCCACCGATAGGCGGCTGCGGCTCGTCGTCGCGGTGAACTCGCAGCGTGCCTCTGGCTGCACGCATTGCGGTCGGCGTTTTCGGCGGCCCCCGTTTGCCCATCACCTACCCCTCTGCAAAAACCTGACGGCGCGTACGTTTGAGTAAGCCGGGCGTTT